CGAAATCGCCACCCTCATAGTCATCGTTGACCCAACATGTACAGGATATTTTTCTTACTTGGTTCTGAGCATTAGGCTCTTCATGTTGATCAACGTGCCAGTCGTAATGACCATCCCGTTCATATACGGTGTACTGCAATGGTTCTAAAAAATCTATGTTTAGATTCCACTTAGCTTCATGGTTAGCTTGATCTGCCATATCAAAAAACATGTTCATGATAGGAGGATCTTCTAACCAACCTACGCGAGAGTCTCGCGCAGTTTTCAACCATTTTGTAGACCCGTCTTGCCATGTCGCTTTGCGACCTAACATCGCTTCCTTTAGCGGCAAAACATCTAGTCGTTGTTTTATCTTACTCCAACTGATTGGAGGAATATCCATAATGATGTAAGGTTCACCGTATCTCATAATCCATTCTGAAATTTCTCCCACTCAATAGCGTTCTTGATTTGATACGTGCGATTATTGATTTGTCGCAGAATCGAATCTAGAAATGTGAGGATCTGATCTATGTAGTCTACTTTTAGAACTACCTTTTGGTACTCCTCATCTGCTTCGATGAACATGTCAATCTCTTCTCTGGTAGTGAGTTTGAGATCAAATGGTAGGTTCTTGTATACTTCTGCCTTTGCTCTACCCTTGTAGTACAACCACTTATCACGACGCATTGTTTTGATCTTTGCTTCGGATTCTTTCTTCATGAGAAAGAACATGTTGTACATCTCCATGTACCTTTGATGTAACTGTGGAATCTTTACTGACTCTTCACACAAAAGAGAACGATCAATCTTGCTGTCCTTCTCCCACCACTCCTGTATTTTTTCTAGATTCATAAAGATGTAAACCTATGAGAGCATCGTTCCAGTCCCCATCATACCACATATCTAGGATTTGTTCCACTTCTTTAGGGTATAATCCCTTTTCATCGCTTGTATTGTCCATGCTTGTGCGAGGCTATTGGGACCAGTTTCTAATAAATTCTTCTTGTAATCTGACAATTGAGAACCCATGATGTCAAGGTACTCATGTCTCCATTGACTATCCAACGTAACCTGCCTCACCTTGCATAATAAATTCGTAGTAGTTGTATCTAAAGGTTGCAGAACAAGTGAAGTAGTTATTGTCTCCCGAAGTAACATCGAATGACAACGGTGACAGTGATACTGGGAACATATCAATGAACTTTACTTGGAAGTTTGTTTGTAAGTTATTGTTCAATACAAACAGATCTGCATCAGATGTATCTTCAATATCCTCATAGTTACCGTAATTCTTTTCTTTCAGGTTTTGCACAAAAGAAGATTTATCAGCCTGTGATGTAGGAACACCAAGACCTACCATCCAATCATGGAGTTCCAAATAGTTTTGTAGATCTTCGTCTACTAAAAACTCTACCGTAAAATCTGCATACTTCAGATTACCTTCATAGGGTACTGCAGCATATCCCTTATAGTAAACATCAATCGAACCTAATTCAATAGATGGGATTGATACTTGCTGACACAGGAATGATACTTTAGGTGCTTTGATGATATTCAACCTGAACCCAATAGGAGATAAGTAATTCCTATTCTTTAGTTGTTTATCGTACCATTCCGATGCCATGTCAACTTCCCAAGCTATCTATATTTATCATAAAAAAAGACCCCCCTTGCGGGAGGTCTGTAAGGACATGTTGGGCAACCTGCGCCACAACATCCAGAATCACATAAGGTTTGCGACCTGAGTGCGTCTGTAGTAACGGTTAGCGTTAGCGGTAAGTGCGCCGCTGCCTTGCGTAAGACCATTAGCAAATGGGTTGGAGACCATGCCGTAACGAGTCTTGAAGCCAATCTTGGGCTGGAAGGTGTTAGGATTGATCGCACGAACCATCTGGAGAGGCACGTAAGGGCAATAGAAGAGACCAGCGTCATAAGCGTTAGTTCCCTTATAACCGACGACATAGAAGTGCTTGTCGGAGATGTTGGCAGAATAAGGATCAACGTAGACCTTGATACGACCGTTCAGAGTACCAACCAGGGTGCTGGAGGTATCGTCAGGGATAAGACCGTTGTTGCCATTCAGAGCAGGAGCGTAATCGAGAACGCCTGCCATTGCCAGGGCGGATGCCACGTCTGCAGAACAGATCATGATGTTGCCCTTTCCACGACGAGTCTCATGACCAATCGCGTTAGCATCGCGCTCAATCTGGAACAGAAGTCCTTTGAACTTCTCAACAGACCAGCGACCGTTGCTGTCAACGTCAAGGTCAAAAATACCAGCAGTGGCGGTGTTGTTCTGAGCACCAGGACGTGCGTTCACCATGACGGTACGAACAACTTCACGGTTGATTTCAGCAAGAATCTCGGTGCTGAGGATGTTGCTCAGTTCGGATTCTGCATCAAGACCATGAACTGCCTTGAGGTCCTGAGCAAGCTCAAGACTGTACTCTGCCTTCAGTGCTCTGCTCTTAGCAGTAACAGTGACCTTCTCGATCGAGAAACCCATCTCACGGAATGCCGTGGATGCGCTGCTGTCATCAAGACCTTCAGCAGTTCCTGTTGCCATGCCAGTTGCATCGCCAGTAACCTCATAAGCGCCAGCAGGGCTGTCGTTCAGGAGACCAGGGTTAGCGCCTTCAGCATCGTTGACGGCACTGGAGGAAGCGGTAGGATCGTAGTTGCTGAGACCTGTACCAGCACCACCAGAGAAACCAGCGTTGGGCTCGTTGAAGAATCCTTCACGGAAATCTCCACTAGTTGCATCGCGCTCGGAACCGTAAACGGTACGCATCGCGAAGATAAGTCCAGTAGGACCAGTCATTGGTTGGACGCCAGCAATATCATAAGCGATAAGCTGAGGCATTGAACGGCGGATCAGGCTGATCAGAACGGGGTCGAAACCAGCAACAGGACCTGTTGCAGTTGCAGAACCACCGAAACCACCTGTACCGACAGTTTGGACGGTTTCAGAAAGAACTTGTGCTTCTTCTGAAAGTGCTTTTTCTTGGTTTTCCAGGATTTGGGCAACGACGCCGCGCTTGTGGGTATCACCAATCTCGGGGAGAGACTCGTGGTCAAGGACGGGTGCCCACTTTTCCTGGAGTGATCTTAGATCGGACATTGGAATTTGTACTCCTTAGAAAAAATGTTATTTACGAATAATTACAATTATTTAGACCAGCGTGCTAGAGCAGCCACATAAGAGCTCATTGCAACATTTGTTGCTGGTGCTTCTTCTACCAAAGGTTGGGCATCTTCAGTCATTTGGTCGGTAGTAGATACCGCCTCACGACGAGTGAAATATGATTCTTTGATAGTTTCGATCTTCTTGAGAAAATCTTCTTCACTTTCAAACTCAACACCCTCTGCCAGAGAAGCAAGCTTCTCCTTCTGAGTCTCAGCGAGACCTGCAGCGACTTCGTTCACAATACCCATCTTCATATAACCGCCCAACTGCTTATTGAGTTGAACGTTAGTGTCGATTTGCTCGTTGAGTTTTTGCTCCATTTCATCAATTTGTTCAGTCATGCCATCGAGCATGTTGAACTTATCTTCGGGAACTCCAATATGATGTTCCGCGAAGAGACCTTTTAGTCCACTCATGAACGACTCAGAGATTTCACTCTTCACACCGTGCTCAATGGCAAGCTCATTATCGCTCATCCAGGATTGAGCAGCGTATGTGAGATAGTCGTCAACTTGTGTGGACAATTCTTCTTTGAGTTCTGCAACTTGCTTTTCAAGTTCAGTCTCAAATGCTTCTTTTAGTGCTGCAACTTCCGACTTTACTTTAGAAGTTACTGCTGCTTCAAAGATCGTTTTTGCACGTTCTCTGAATTCTTCGGAGAGTTCTTCACCAGCGACAAGAGCGTCAACATCTTCAGTAAAGTCGAACTCGGCTTCAGTGATTGTCTCTTCTTTGTCATCTGCTTCAACCTCATCAAAGATTTTTGAGGATAGACCACCAGGCATAGAACTGGATGCATCGGATGGTTTTGTCTTCAGAGACTTGTCTTTCTCAGCAGATACAGCACCTGATGCTGAACTACCAAGATTCTTAGTGCCAGCGGCACCTTCCTCTGAATCATTTTTAGTACCACCAATATCGGTGTACTTAGCACCTGAACGATCTTGTGATTCGCCAGATTTAGCGCCCTTCTTCACAGCAGCATAACCAGTAGCTGCTTCCTCAGAGATTTCCTCTTCGGAGAGATGCGCCTCAAACTCTTTGTCAAGGGTTTCGGACATTTGTTGTTCTCCTTTAGTCGGCATTTGCTTTTCTATAGAATATTTATACATTACAAACTTTGTAGAAAGGACTGGAACGCGGAAACTTTGCGCTCTTGAAGGTTGATAATGGTTGCTTCATCAATAGAAACTTTGATTTTAGCAATCGCAGATTCCTTGAGGATGCCATTATCCCATACCCATTCCTTTCCTTCCATGATACCATCAACAAATGCATCTGGTGCGGAAGGGTCAGCAACGATATCAGCAGCAGTTGCTAGCATAAAGTCGTCACAAACTACACTACAGTTTGATTCTTTTTTGATTGAACCCATACCGCGTGACGAAACACCCAGTTTGATTCCCTCATCAAGTAGATTCTTAGCGATTTGTCCCATAGGGGTGCTAAGAATTTTGGCACGTCCAACGTAGTTCGTACCTTCTTTATTGAGTGACTGGATCTTATGTGAAACTCGATCTAGGTTTAGGTTAGGACCATCGGGATGACCAAGTTCGCCAAGAGCACGGTCAGTTTTGATATAACCTTCCGAATACTTCTCAACTTCTCGATCGAGAACTGACATAGGATACATTCGACCATTGCGATTTTTGATTTCGCCCTGGAGGAAGATACCTTCAATAAAGTAATTTTTCTTTCCGTCAATAGATTCAGAAATAAAATTTACTTCTTCAATCTGTTCCGAGATCAGTTTCATTTTCTGTGTCCTGTGTGGTTGGTTCTTCTTCTGCTGAATCTACTGGTGGATCACTAGGCAAGCGCCCATCAACTTCAGCATCTTCGGGTGCATCACTACCATCGGGAAGACTATTTGTTACATCGTCTGCAGCTTCTTGACCCGTTTGATCCAGTTCAAAACCCCACTGTTGTGCGATCTCAATCTTTTTCTGTTGAATCAATTCGTATGCACGATCTTGAATAGCGGTGCCGACTGTATCTATTGCTGAAGATTTATCTCCTGCAAACACCTGATCCACAATATCATTAGCAATATCTGACATAATAAAGTCACTCCGTATGTACTATTTAGAACTTAGAGATTTTCTTATCTTCCGCGTCGATGTCATCCTGAGTAAAGAGTGGTTCTTCCTCGGGGACAGGATTTGAAGGATCTGCCATTTCTCCATCGGCAGGTGGTAAAGCACCACCTTCCATTTCTGCATTCGGATCTTGAATAAGACCTTCTTGCTGTTCTTTCTCGACTTGTTTATCGATCTCAATAATTTCGCGATCAGTCTGTTTGATGACTTGACGACGAATGTATTCAATAGAAAAGTATTTGCCAACAAACGGATCCATAGTATTTACCATGTTCATCCGCTCATTCATGATCTCAATTTCTTTGAGTTCTGTGAAGTAGTTATCAGCAATGTAATCATATTGAATATGATCTTTTAGTTGATCCCACT